GATCTGCATCCGCAACATTGACGGTGTGGGTTACTAGGCCGCCGAAACGGTTTGAGTGGTGCTTAATACTTGCCGGGAGATCAAAGAACCCCTGCTTCTCTAAGTCGTAGAGCAGTGCATCCGCACCGGGCCGTTTGTGAAGTCCTGCTTTCAGCCACAGTGCTTCAAACTTTTCCCGCGGCTCCATGTCCTCATACAGCCTTTCGTTTGCCATTGCGCTTGCCCTCCTGTTTCTTTTGCCATTCCTCTAACCGCTTTACGTTCGCCGGGTCAGAGTAGAAAAGTTCTGCCAAGTCAAGCAAGCTGCGGGTCTGGTATTCCGTAACGATGGGCTGGGCTTTTTTTCTTGCCATTGCCGTACCGCCTTTCTTAGAACTTCCCCATGAGCAGATGTGCGAAAAACTCCGTCATGTTGTCTGTCTGCACACCGCGCTTGCCGCTGATCTTGTCGAGCCATTCTTCCTTGCAGGCTTCGTCGATCATCTTGTGCATAACATTCTTGAGTTCGGCCAGTTCCTTTTCGTTGCTCGCCACGGTCACAAGCACCCCGGATGCAATTCTTCCGGCCAGCAGGAGCAGACCAGCTCCCGTCCCTTCCAGACCGATCAGCATTTTCCCGGATTCGTCCCGGCTTGCGTTGATTTTTGCAGGTGTTTTCATGTTCGTTCTCCTTTGGTTTCTGTTTTATATTCGGATGTGGAGGCGCGCCCCGGAGTCAGCACCGGGCGGGCGGGTGAATAACTCCCGCCTTGCACTGGCTGCGCCATATCAAAGGGGCGGTTTGGACAGGTTGCCGCCCCGCCCATGCGGGCCGCCCTGACGTGTTCTTTTTGTCCTCGTCTGGTAGGACACCCGGTAAATCCGATAAACCGGGGTGGCCGTCTGCGTCCCCCGCTTCCGGCCACATGGCAGGCGTGTTTCGGGTCGCCCAGCCCGTGCCGGGTGTTATTCCCAGCCACCGCCGCCGATAAAGACGGCTATCACCAGCAGGAAGAGCCAAACCAGGGCGACGATGCCCCAGTTAAAAGCCGTAGCGGACACCCAGCAGAGAAATGCTGTTACCGCCAGTGCTATGACGAACAGGATAATGAGCATCACGCACAGAACAATGATCGTCACTTCTTTTTCCTCCCGCGGTTCTTCTTGTGCTGCTGTGTCTGCCGTGCCTTTGTGCGGTCTTTGCACGGTCGGCAGTACAGCGAAACCAGCGTATCGCACCGACGGTATGCCGCGCCGTCGTGCCTGCGTTTTGAGCAGTTCATTTGCTTCTTCCTTTCCGCCTCGCTACCGCTCGGCTCACAGCTTGCCAGCGAACAGCTTTCAGCGTTTCTTGAAATAAGCGGAACGGCCCCCGATGCTCCAGTTGGAATTGCCGCGCGGATTGCCGAGGTACAAGTCGAACAGGCCAGCGTCGCCGCCATAGTTCCAGTTGCCGCCCCGATACGGAAGGTATTCACCTTCCGTTGCATCCACGGCGCAGTACGCCTTTTTCTCGCCAGCAAACAAGCCCAGTTCCATAAGTTGGTCGCTCCAACATTCCATCCGCACATCTTCCCAACTCTCGAAGTTGGCGCGTCCATGCTGCGGTTTCTCGTTGGTGAACTTGATTCCGTCCATTGCATCGACGTAAACCTGGTTGCCGTTGCTATCCACGATGGGCTTCCATCCGTCGCCGCAGGTGGTCAGGTCGGTTTCCGGCAGGGCCGCGTCGTTGTTCTCCGCCGCCCAGAGTGCGCCGTCCTTGATCCGCAGACCCCGGACGATCTCACCGACGTTGCCGCACAGGTCATGTACGCCCGTCGGCGTGTGGTCGTGCGTCCAGGTTGCCGGGCCGGAGCCAGTCAGTGTCTTATTGCTGTCCTTGACGTTTACGCCGCACTCTGTCGGGTCAGCGTGGTACTTGCCGCATCTGGTGTTACCATGCGGCAGAGTGCCGTTGCTCCAACTGGTGCAGGCCAGCAAGCCCCACTCTGCCGCCGTCATGCAGTGCCATCCCTCGCCCTTGGCGAAGCAGGCATCCGCAAACTTGTCCGCGGTAATGTCGGTGACAGGCTCCATGTAGGGCAGGCTGTACGGTTTGCCGTTAATCATGGTGTTCTCGTAGACCGAAATGTAAATCTCGTCGTATACCTCGCCGCCGATGATGAACGCCGGGTGCGGCTTGTCCTTTCCGCCGTGGAACAGGTCTTTGTCGTTCATGCGGCGGAAGCGGTGCATGATGCTGGGAATGCCTGCGTTGTCGTAGATTGCAACAACATCCCACTGTGCGCCGGGGGCTACCTCTTCCGGCTCAGTCAAAGGCTTTACCGAATTTGCTTTCTCGTAGGTTTCGCAACTCTCGCAGTCGTCATTGCATCCCACACATTCCGGCTCTCCAACGCCCTCTTCCGGGTCACGGCAGCCGTCCCGGAAGATGGTCGGCAGCACATCAAAGCTGATCTTGTGCGCCTCCTTCACATACTTCAAGAACTGCTCTGCCTGGGCCAGAACTGCGGCATCCTCACCCTCGGCTTTCATGCTCATGGGCGGCCAGTTGATCTTTACTTTCGCCATGCTTCTTTTTCCTTTCTTCTATCTGGCGGCGAATTGTTTCTTTCGCCTTTCTTTTTCTGTCGTCCTCCCGTGCGCGCCACACGCCGTAGGAAATCCCCGCGGCATCCGCCGCCCGAACGTCCAGTGTCAGGGCATCCGGGGGCGGCTTTCGGTAGCCATTCCCACGGGCAGGGCCGGGGATGTTCCGGCGTGCAGAGCAGCAGGGGCAGTATTTGCTTGCCGGGTTTTCTGCTACGAATACCGTTCCGCAGTCGGCGCACTTTTTCAGCACTCCCGTTACTGCCATTTGCCGCGCCTCTCTTCCTGGGCTTTTTTGTATGCAGAGAACCAGCGCTCAAGGGCCTCTTTCTGCCGGACGTACTGACGGTGATTGCGGATCATCGTTACGATGGTGTACGTTACCGTGCAAGCCACCACGATGACTACTGCCAATGTCGTAAACTTATTCATTGGCTGCCTCCTTGCCCGCCGGGGTGGGCTGTTCTGCCTCCGGCTCCATAGACTTTTCCAGCTTCATGCCCTGGGCCAGCCCCGCCAGGTAGATTTTGGCCGTCGGGTTCTCCGCCAGCACCTTGGCGATCTCTTCACTCTTCATCTTTTCTTTCTCGCTCATACTCTCACGCTCCTTGTTGTCCGCCCCTGCCTGCCGTGATATAATCATTGCAGGCGGAAAGGGGGTGATTATAAATGCCTATCTGTCCTCGTTGCGGTTCCGCTGTTGGTTCGGACGCTCAATTCTGTTCCAACTGCGGCGCATCTCTGAATGTCAGTTCTGAAAACTTCTGCACCAATCCAGATTGCAAACGTCATAAGGAACATTTTTCTTTTGCTCCCGGCGTTCGTTTCTGCGACCAGTGCGGAAAGCTGACGACTGACGGCAAAAAGATTGAAGCTCTGATTTGAGCATCTTTCTTTTCTAAGCTCCTGCTTGTGGAAGAAGCGGGAGCTTTTTTACGCCCACTTTTCGCCGTTCAGTCTGACCCAGACCAGCTTGCCGGACTTGTCCTTGAACAGAATAACTTCTTCTCCGTCGTTGATATTCTCAAGCTCGCGGGCAAGTTTCAGGCGGTCGTCCAGCGTTTCGACCTTTGCCGACCCGCCGATGTTCCCGCCCTGCATCTTTATCAGTTCGGACAGCATTGCGGCCCGTTCCGCCTTGCGTCCCTCAAATAGTACACGGCGAATCGTTCCGTAGAGGTTGTACATATCGCGCACACGCCAGCTAATCGCACTTTCCAGAACATCCGCGTATATACTTTTCTCTTTCTGCATCTCTGTTCGCCTCCTTTTTCTGTTGCTCTAGTGTTGCTTGTCGGAACTTTACAGTGCAATTATAGTCAATTCTCGGAACATTGTCAATGGCTTTCTGGGATTCTTTTGTTGATTTTCGGAACTTTATTTGCTATAATGGGATTGCAGAAAGGTGGTGAACAAAATAAATGACCATCGGCGAAAGAATTAAAGTCCTCCGTAAAGAGAAAAATCTTTCGATGGAGGATTTCGGCGCTGTAATCGGTATGGGCAAGTCTGCTGTCAGTCGTATCGAAAATGGGGTCAACGGAACAACGGATCAGACCATCCGCTCCATCTGCCGCGAGTTCGGGGTCAATGAACACTGGCTCCGCACTGGCGAGGGGGAGATGTTCGAGCAGACACGGGAAACTGTACTGGATCGACTGGCCGCCGAGTACAGCCTGGACAAAGAGCAGGTCTCTGTGATCGAGAACTTTCTCGATCTGTCCCCGCAGGAACGCACGCTGTTCCTTACACAGATGCGCAAGGTCTTTGGCGGGCCTGCCGCACAGCCGCCCCGCCGGGCGGATGTGTCCGACGACGTGGCCGCTGCCGTTGCCAACGTGCAGGACGAGGTAGCCCGGTACAACGCCGAGCAGGCCGACGAGGCCGCCAGTGGGGGAAAAGAATTTTCTTCCATAGGTTAGTGCTTGACCGTGCCGCCGCTGAATGGCGCAGGAAGCACCAGTAAAATTCAGCACACAAAAAGAAAAAGCCCACCGGTGGACAAGGCCCGGTAGGCTTTTTCGTGTATGGCAAATAAAAACGCCCCATCTTCTCCGCAGAAAAGACAGGGCGTTTTGGAACGAGTTGAACCTAAACGTACAACTCTACTTATATAAATGGCTCCCAGATATGATATTTCGGAAATGAATTTAACTTTTTGACTGTTGAAAGTGTGGAAAGATTTATTTTCCCCAGAACTTGCAACGGATTGCAACAAACTTAAAACTACTTGAAAGGTGGTATTTATGCCTCGCAAAAAGAAACTGCAAGAGGTAGGCGGCCTTCGCCTTGTGGCATACTATCGCTACTCCAACGGCGGCCAGCAGACCGAGCAGAGCATTGAGGGCCAGCGCCGAGACTGTGAGGCCTACGCCAAAGCCCACGGCTACAAGATCGTCCATGAGTATATCGACCGCCACATTTCCGGCAAGAGCGACAGCCGCCCGGCGTTCCAACAGATGATCTCCGACAGCGACAGTCACCTCTTCGACGCTGTGATCTGCTGGAAAACAGACCGCCTCGCCCGCAGCCGCTACGACTCCATCATCTACAAGACCCGCCTGCGGAAGAACGGGGTCAAGATTCTGTATGCCGCCGAGACGGTTGTAGACGGCCCAGAGGGTATTATCATTGAGGGTTTGATGGAATCCCTGGCCGAGTATTACTCCGCCGAACTGGCTCAGAAACTCCGCCGCGGTCAGCGGGAAAGCGCGCTCAAGTGCATTGCCCTGGGCGGCAACCGCAGCTTTGGCTACGACATCGGGCCGGACAAGCACTACTGCATCAACGAGAAGCAGGCCCCCGCCGTGCGGTACATCTTTGAGCAGTACGCCGCCGGGGCTACCGCCGCCGACATTGTGCGGGAATTGACCGCCCGCGGCTATCGCACCAGCCGGGGCAATCCGTTCAACAAGAACTCCATCTGCCGGATCATCACCAACGAGATGTATCTTGGAGTGTACAAGTACGCCGACATCCGCATTGAGGGGGGAGTGCCTGCCATGATCGACCGGGAGCTATTCAATCGCTGCCAGACCCAGCTTGCCTTTAACCGCGCCCACGGCGGCGGTAAGGGTGCGCCCAGGGCTGATTATGTGCTGGTGGGTAAGCTGGACTGCGGCCTGTGCGGCCATGCCATGAAAGGAGCCAGCGCCACGGGCCACACCGGGAGCAAGCACTACTACTACACCTGCACCCAGCACGTCGAGAAGAAGTGTCCCAAGACCTCCATTGAAAAAAACTATCTGGAACAGGTTATCGTGGACGGCGTTGCAAAGTACGTCCTTACCCCGGAAAAGATTTCGCAGATCGTGGATTGCATGATGGAATTGCAGGCCAAGGAGCAGGAGCCGAAAGGCAACCCGGAAAAGGACGCTCTGGAAGCAGAACTGGCCGAGTGCCGCCGCAAGCAGAACAATATCCTTGAGGCCATCGAAGAGGGCGGCAGCGCCCGCCTTGCGGCCCGCCTGCGCGCTCTCGAAGAGCAGGAAGCCCAGCTCACCTTTGCCCTGGGCGAGATCAACAACGCCCCCACGCCGCCCCAGTTCAGCCGGGAAGCGCTCACGTTCATGTTCGAGCAGTTCCGCCGGGAAGAGGACGAGGTGGACGAAGAGTACCGCCGCCGCATCCTGGATACGTTCGTTTCGTCCATCCTGCTGTACGAGGATCGGGCAGAGGTCAAGTTCAATATAACCGACCAGAAAACCGGGGACTTTGAGCGGGTGATTTTGCCCATTTCTGCAAACAAAAAGCCCCCGGAAGATGACGATACAACGTCAAATTCCGAGGGTTCTACCGCGTTGCGGTTGGTGGAGGCGATGGGAGTCGAATCTATAAAATATCAGAAGCTCGTTATTTTTATTCATTGACATTTACGAGTCATCGTTCTTTTTGTTGGTTCGCATATCTTCTATGATATCCCGTAATCGGTCGTTAAAACTAAAAGTGGGTTACTAAAGTGGGTTACTGACCCTCGCCCAGAACCTTATCCAAAACGCCATCCAGCATTGCCGCAGTCTGCACGTCTTCGCCCTGGATCAGGTGCGCATACACCCCGAAGGTGTCCATTTGCTTCGAGTGACCGACCAGAGACTTCACAGCGCCCTCCGGCAGGGTCTTTGCCAGCGAGACAAAGGTGTGCCGGAGATTGTAGGGCGGCACATACTTGATCTCATTCGCCTTGCAGTAGCGCTCCCAGCAATGCCGGTAGGTGCTCTCTGAGTTGATGCCAAACACGCTCTTCCCCGGAAGTTGCAGTTCGCGTTGAGCCGCCAGCACATCCGCTGCAATCTGCGTCAGCGCAAAGGCCCGCACCGCGTTCTGATTCTTGCCCTGCGTGGTTTTGCCGTGAACATTGATTGCCCTTCGGATACAGATCGTACTCCCCCGGACATCCTGCCACCGCAGGCCAATCAGCTCGCCAGGGCGCAGCCCCGTCACTGCCGAAAACCGGTAGGCGTTGATATACGGGTCTGTCACCCAGACGCCTTTGTAGAGCGTCGTGCTCACCGAGAACAGAACCCGCATGGCATCCGGCTGAAGGATTTCCTTTTCTTTGGACCGCGCACCTTTCGGAACGTGTAGCGCTTCCGGACGCAAGGTGGACATCTTGCTCAACCGCATCCACTTGCAGAACGCCCGAAGGTCTGCGCAGATGTTCATCAACGACTTCTTGCTCAACCCGGTAGCATAGGCCTCGTTCACCACGGTCTGCAAATGCTGCTCTGACAGGTCTTCGATGCGCTTCCGGCCGATCACCGGCTGCACATGATTCCTCCAGCGGCTCTCCACCGGGCCCCAATTCGACTGGTCCGTGGTCAGCTTCAGGTTCTCCATCCACTGCACATAGGCCGTATCCACGAGCACACGGGTGTTGACGACGCCCTCATCCAGCCAGGCATCCGCCTTCCGGTTCGCCTCCCGCTGGCCGGTGCGGCCAGGCTTGGCACTTGTAAACGTTTTGCGTTCCCCGTTCTTCTGTACTTTGATCTGCCAGCGCTGCTGCTTTTCGAGCCAGACCGCTGTATTTGTCCTTCTGCCCATATTACACCTCCGAAAAACAGGTACACTTTGACAAGCCCGCCCAAAAGAGGTATAATCGCAGTGTCGAGTGTGCGATGACCTCCTTTGGAGCGAGCCGCTTATCTTAACTCCCTCGGTGTTCCAGCACCGGGGGAGTTTTTTTATTTATCAGACCGCTTTGCGTCCCTCGGCTTTGCCGCCTGCAATGTAATGCTCATAGTACTTTGCATTGTCATCGCCAAACAGGGCAACCAAATCGGGGTTATTTGCCTTGTATGCCGCAAGATTGAACTCTGCGTTACCTTGACGGCCTTCCTTCATGCCGCTGTTAATGAAGTGCTCAAGGTACTTCCACTGGTTGTCTCCCAAGGAAGCAGCCAAGTCCGCATTGTTTTCTTTGTAGAAATTGTAGTCGTATACAGACGAATACTTGTTCACCAGAACATCATATGGCTGATTGGTCGCGTCAATTCTGAAATGCCCGGAATACAACGCCTTTTGGTTGACAGTTTCTTTGCTACCGTCCATATAGATCACATCGGCCTGCGTAACAGCCAGTTCATCAATCGTCCCGTTATACCAAAGGTTATCCCATTCAACCGCATCGCAGTATACTGCATTTTGAAGTTCATCATCGGTCAGGAAAACAGCCGGAGTCATCCCCGAAGGCACATTGATATAGGAATCCCAATAGTACGCGTTCCCATCCTTATCCAGGAAAATCCGATGTCCATTCCGCTCTTCTGCTCCGATATAATAATCCGTTGCAAGCTGTTGCTGAACTTGGAACGGGCCACGATTTCCCATAGACGACGGCGTCGCTACCGTAGTTGCAACGGTCCTGTCAAATGTCGTTGGTTCGATCGGCCCAACCAGACGCGCCTGCACCGAAGAATATCCGCGGATCGTGCAAGATGCACGGTCGCCCACCGCGTTAAACGGAACCATCGTGAACGTAACATACTTGATGGTTTTGCCCGAATTATTTCGGAAGCAAATCGTCGGTGTAACCCCATCTGCCGAATTGACCGTGAAATAAACATCCGTCAGCTCAATGGATGGCTTTGCAGCCCATGCAGTGCAGGTAAACGCCAGCATTGCTGCAACTGCAAAAAGCAGCGCTACAAGTTTCTTTCTCATACAAAAGACCTCCTATGTTTGTTTATATTTCCGTCAGCGCGTATAATTCTGCGCTGCACTCGCCGAGCTTCGTTTTAGCATTATCGCTCATATATGACAGATATGGTTCAAATGCCCGATGATATTTTATTGCCCAATTTTGTTTTGCTTTCTGAGTTTTTAGGCTTTCGATTTTATCTCGATACTTTCCTTGCGTACGGCAAATGATTTCTTCCACCGCTTCCTCGCGGAAGTCCATGCTCCGGTATTTTTTCAGATCCTGCGTGGTGCTTACCGAAACACCATATTTCTTGCACTCTTCCAGCTCCATCAGCCTACCAACGCAAAAATCGTATCTTGTGAAGAACGTGCCCGGCTCTGTCGTCGTCTGCAAAATCTTTGCACTCTCTAACACTTGTTTCATAAATTGCGGAGCAAGTATCTGCGCATTTGTACGGGAGTCTACTAGTCCCATTTGACCCATCCACTCAGGATTCGGATTATATTCTGCCTTTATTAGATGCGGTTCTGCTTCATGTTCCTCGGATTTCATCTCCGCTTTTCTTTCACGGGCACCTGTTACGCCTCCGTAAACGCCCGCCAAAACGAAAAGTCCAACAAAAAACGCAATAAAGCCAAAAACTAGTGCAATGATTATTCCGACTTTAGAATAGCATATCAGAAACGCAAAAAGGCCAACAAGCACACTTGAACAAACAACTACTGTCGGAAGTTGGGCTTGTGCTTCTTGAGAGGACGAAGGCGTTTTTGAAGAGGCTTTTCCAACCGCACTCGCACCTTTGAACACCATATCAATGCCCTTGTTTACCATACGCTACTGTTTTGTTGTTCGGTGGCGCATATAATTCTTACGATCATACCCTTGCAATTTTCCCACGATCTTCCTGCCTCACTTCTTTTTCAGATATCCCGGCAAAGACCGACAGCCTTACCTTCAATAACGACGGTATTCATGTCCTCCCGGTTGAGGATGATGCTGCCGAAAGCTGGATTCTCCGGCCGTAGTTCAATGAAGTTCTCGTGCAGATAGACATGCTTCAAGGTAGCCTCTTCCCCGATCCGCACAGCGGCGATCTCTCCGTTTTCTACCTCTGGCTGGCTGCGGATCGCCACCAGATCGCCGTCATGGATGCGGGGTTCCATGCTGTCGCCCTTGCAGGTCAGCGTAAAAGTGGAGTGCCAGCGGGAAGGTACGCACACCATTTGCTCGATGTTCTCTTCTGCCATGATGGGAGTACCGCAGGCGATCCGTCCCACCAGCGGCACCACATCCATGGCGGGCATCGGCTCAAAGCCCGGCGGGATGGTGGGTTGCTTGGTAGGAGTAGGCTGGACATCATCGACAATCACACTCTTCGCAATGCCGAAATAATTTGCCATCTTTTCTACTGCACCCATACGGGGCACCTTAATTCCAAGTTCCCAAGTGGACACCGCTTTGTCACTGACCCCTGCTATCTTGCCAAGTTCAGCCTGTGACAACCCGTGTTCCAGTCGGATTCTTTTAATATTTTCAGCGATACTCAATTGAATCACTCCTTATATGTAGAGATTACACCAAAAGTAGAGGATTGTCAACAGAAATCTTAAAGTTTTCTACTTTAAGTTCTTGACATTCTACTAAAAGTGGAGTATAGTATTCTCAAGCCAAATCGAAAGGAGGTTTGAAATTTGGGATTCACTGTCAAACAGGCCCGCCAATATGCGGGGTTTACACAGCGTGAGATGGCAGAAAAGCTCGGAATTTCGCGTGATACATATCGAAAAATCGAGCAGTCGCCAGAGGACGCCACAATTGCTACCGCGAAAAGAATCAGTGAGGTCGTTGGCATTCCTATCGACCAAATTTTTTTCGCCAAGTTATCTACTTAAAGTAGATTATCGCTTTTTGAAGGGAGGTGAACAACGTGAAAAAGCCTAATTTTCAAAAAACAAAATCCGCCAGAGTGATCCAAGTCATTGAGACCGTCTCTCTGGCGGGCGATGGCACGGACATACATCCGGTATACGAGCTCCATCAGTATTGGAGCATGGACGGAAAGCTGCTGGCAAAAAGCGAGCCACCTATCAATCCGGATGACGTCGGGAAGCAGGAGGAGGCTACTGCTTAACAATCGAAACAGACTTGCAAAAAAGTTTTTCCCAAAGGCGTAAGTTTTACTCTTCCTTTTTCTGCAGAAGCTCGTACAACTTTTTTATCATCCTCCGGATGATGGTATCCCCCTTTAGGCTCTGGTTCAATCTGTTTTTTCATCGCATTAAAAATCTCAAAATCATCAAAAACATTATAAAGCTCATCTTCCGGAATATATGTAGTGTACGAGATATCAACCAGCCCTTGACGTGCCAAAGAACTCAAAGATGCAGACTGAAGAAGACTATCCGAATGCGTCATCATTTTATGATTCGCAGCAAACACATTCGATTGTGTCGTTCTAAACGTGTCATCATATAGAATGTATCTAAATTCAACTATTGGATACTGTTCCGCCTGTCGAAACAGCTCAAGATTTTCTGCATCTAGTGGAGACATTTGTGCGATCATTGCCGGAAACGATGGATGCACCCTACTCTGATACCGTTCGTCCGCAGCATTTACCAATAGGTTCTGGAACATTTCACTTATTTGCGGCTCTTCCATGCAAAATTTAGCGTTTTCAATTGCTGGACCCACCACTTGCAAACGAGGCTCAACCAAGCATTCTTTCGGCTTGTCTTCAAGCTTTTTGGTCAGCGAATCTTTGAACACCTGCAAATCGTGCTCTTGCTGAATCCGCTGTTTTTCTGCAGAGAAATGCACTCTGCCCGTCACAAGACTCAGCAAATCACCGAAAAAGCCACCTAGCTCATTTGCGCTTGGTTTCAGAAGAGCCTTTACCGGTTCATCAACGCAACTCGGCACTGCATTGATATTGAAGGTGTTTCCGCCACTTTTTTCGTCACTCATGATTTCATTCCTTTCTTTTGGAGGTTCCATGGACAAAGTCATCCTAGTTATTAAGATACTCATCACCGAGCAGAAAGTCAAATTTTATGCGGCGATTTGCTCTATTTGCGAAAAAATCGAACGTTATCTTGAAATCAATCGAAAATAAGGAGGTCAAAACCACATGAACGACTTACAAATCTTCTCCAACCCGGAGTTCGGGCAGGTGCGCACCGTCGAGATCGACGGCCAGCCGTGGCTGGTCGGCAAGGACGTTGCCGTGGCGCTGGGGTATAAGAACCCTCAGAGAGCCATCCGCGACCATGTCGAGGACGAAGACAAAGGGATGACCAAAACAGTCACCCCCTCAGGTGAGCAGGAGATGCTCATCATCAACGAGTCCGGCCTTTACAGCTTGATTCTGAGCAGCAAGATGCCCAAGGCCAAAGCCTTCAAGCGCTGGGTGACCGGTGAGGTGCTCCCGGCCCTGCGCAAGAACGGCGTGTATGAAACCGTGAAGGCCCAGCAACATATCGAGCAACTAGAAGCCACAAACGACCGCCTGACCATGGCGATCCAATCCGTAAGTCAGGCTAAGGACCAGTTGGCCGAAATCATTGACATGCGGGACCAGTTCATCAAGATCCGCGATAAGAGCAAAAGCCGCTTCGTGCAGGCCAAGGCAGATTACAGCCGGGACTGCGACAGCCTGCGCCAGGCAGAAAGCCTGGTCCAGCGGGCACAGAATCAGTTGGACAGCCGCATCGACCAACTGCGTATCGTAGCCTTTGGCCTGCCCGCCTTCAATGAGATCATGAGCGAAGCACTGGCCGGTGTCTTTTCCGGGAATGCCGCTGATAAGGAGGTTGAAAAACCATGATGAAGATCGTACAGGGAACCTTCCAGCAGATCCCGTTCTGGAAGCTTCGGGCCCGGTTCCGCGAGTGCGGAATGTTTGACGAAGAGGTCGCCAGGGCCGCCGGGATCGCCAACCCGACCATGAGCCGCCGGATGCGCGGCATAGCCCCCTGGCTGACCAGCGAGATCAAAGCCGTGTGCGAGGTCGTCGGCATCCAGCGGGACGAGATCGGCAAGTACTTTTTCCCTGACATGAACAAGGAGGAATCTGCATGAAACTCAAGCGCTTCACCATCGGTGCCCTGGCCCTCATCGGCGCGGGCGAGATCATCCGCCGGGTCGTGCAGGGCACGGCCTGGGCGCTGAGCGCCTGGGGCGGCTGGGACGCCACCGAGGCCACACGGGCCGCACCGTGGCTCTGCGCCGCAGTGGCCGCTGGGCTGGCGATGTCGTTTTACGGCATGTACCAGGACAACCAGCAGTACAAGCGCCAGAGCTACGGCAAGGTAGACTGCTCCGCCTACCGTGAACAGAAGGAGGAGCACAGCGCATGAAAACGAAACGACTGAAGAAGCTTTTGATGGGCATGGGCCTGTCTCGTAACCAGGTCAACCACATGGTCAAAGCCCAGCGCGAGAACGGCGCAAGAAGCGTCAGCAATAAGCTGTACTACTTCCACGCAAAAAGAGGCATTCAAAGCCTTGAGCCGGAACTGCTTCCGTATCTCAGAAGCATTGTTCTGGCAGATGTGGTGGAGGGCGACGATGGCCGAGGATTTTGACCTGTTCACCATTGAGCTTCAGACTGCGATTGAAGATGCCGATGACATCAACTGAAAAAGGCCCGCCCGTGTTGACACCACGGACGAGCCCCAGAGGTGATGGTTTGAACGACTCCATCACCTCGAAGAATAACATACTTTGGAGGTTTTGACAAGTGGATTTTACGATCAGTCGGCGGCTGTCGAGCGGCCGCCTCTACGCCTACTACAAAAAGCGCTTCTGGTTCTGGGACGACACCCGGAACGTTTGGACGGAGAGCCACCTGATGAGTCAGAAGTACGAGCGGGAGCACTCCGCAAGGGCTGCGCTCACGCCGGAGGACTTCATGTCCGACCTGACCAGGTTCTCGCCGCTCGATGAATACGAGCTGGATTCCGTTATGGTGGATGCCCTCAAGAACGCTATTCCCTGCAAGACGGTTCCGATCGAGCCGGTGAAGGAGGAATCGGAATTCCCCGTTTCAATCCCCGAAACATCCCCGCAGAGCAGCGAATTGGCCCCGTCCGAGGCGAGTGCAAATATTTCTTCTGTGCTTACCTCTGTGCCGCCTATGAATTGCATCCCGGATGTCTCTATCGGAACACCTTCTGGGATGAATCCGTCGGACAAGCCTCTGACGTTTATCCCGGAGAGCAAGACTCCGGAGTTTGATTACAGCGGCCTGGACAAGCAGACCGTGGAGGACCTGCACTTTGCTGAGGACGAGTACCGTCACGGCAAAAAGCTGGCCGAGCGCGGCCTCGTGCACATGGGTAATGCCATTGCTGCTGCCCATGATGCGCTGTGCGGAGTTGTCCAACAATTGGACAACTCCAAGCACGGCAACCGTGGCGATGATTCTTTCCGGGCATGGTGCTGTTCCATTGGCATCACCAAGTCAACCGCCTACAACCTGCTGCAGGTCTCTGCCCTGATGGACGGTAGCAGCCCACGCCAGCGGGCCATTCTGGAAGCCCTGCCGCCCACCCTGCTGTACGCCGTGGCAAAGCCCAGCGCCCCGGCAGAGCTGGTGGAGAAGGTCAAGAACGGTGAGGTCTCCACGAACAAGGAGTATCAGGACCTGCTGGCCCAGATCAAAGCCGAGAAAGAGCGGGCCGACACCGCCGAGGCTGAGCGGGACAAGCTGCTAGGTGCCCAGAATCGGGCTGCTTGGGCGGAAAGCCACATCCAAGATGTCGAAGCCCAGCGGGATGCCGCCCTTGCGGATGTTCAGGGCCTGAACGAAGTCAACGCCCGGCTGAATGCCGAAAAAGAGAAGGCAGTGCGGAGCTATAACGAAATGTACGAGAGCCGCATTGCGGCCAACCTCCAGCGCCAGAAGGCCGAAGCCGAGCGCGACAGGGCCGAAGAGAGAGCAAAAAATGCCGAAGACGCTTTGAAAAAACAACCCATCACGGCGGTCATCGACGAAGAGGAGATCGACCGCCGGGCCGCAGAAAAAGCCTGGGGCCTTGCCGATGCCCGGAACGCCGAACTGGCCAAGGACAACGCCAACCTGAAGAAACAGGTTGCGGCGCTCCGCTCCCGCATCAACGATGATGCCCAGGCAGATTTTGAGCAGGCCAACTACTGCGCCAGCCTGATGCAGGCAGCGTGGGACAACAGCAAGGCCAGCTATTCCCGGCTGGTAGGCGAAGATCTGGAAAGCACGTTTCAGACCATCTGCGGCACCCTGAACAGCATCATGGAAGAAGCCTCTCTGCTCTGCCGCCAGCCGTCGGATCATGACGGAGGTGACAGGGATGAATGAGATGTACAGTCTGGATCTTGACCGCTGCGGCCCGCCCATGGAGCCGCCCGATGACTATTATTTCCTGCCGCGCTGGGCAGAACAGGAGGAACTGATCGATGACGAATGAATTGACCGTCCGGGTGGAACGCCCGGTCATCCCGGCGATGAGCTGGAACAAGGACGAGGTCCAGAAGAACCTCGACGAAATGCTGGCGGCCTATACCGGCCGGGTCTATACGCCCGACTCCATCAAGAGCGCCAAGGCCGACCGCGCCCTGATCCGGAAGTGGAAGACCCAGCTTGGTTCGGCGCTCACTGCGGCCAACAAGCTCTATGCCGACCCGCTCGAATCGTTCAAGACCAGCATCCGGGAGATGCAGGCGCAGTGCGACAAAACTGCCAATGCCATCGACAAGCAGGTCAAGGCCGTCGAGCAGGCCGAAAAGGACGAGAAGGCCGCATCTCTTCGGCTCGTCTATCAGGACTGCATCGACGAGCTGAAGCCACTCATTCCCTTCGAACGTCTGCTGGATGCGCACTGGCTCAACAAAACATACGACCTTGCACAGGCCGAAAAGGAGCTCCGGCAGGCTGTGGAGAACATCCGAAGCGACCTTGCCTTTCTGCGGGAGACCTGCGGCATCGACCTGGAACCCTGTACGACCGAATATCTGAAGGACTTCAGCGTCAATACTGCGGTCCGGGAACACAACCGCCGGGAGGACTCCCGGTCAGCCCAGCGGGAAGCGGAAGCTGCCCGCATCGCCGCCGAACGTGCCCGCGCCGCCGCGCCTGTCATCGCACCGCCTACCGAAGAGGAGCGGGAAATGAAGGCAAAAGCCCAGCAGAACACCCAGGCCAGCGCCTTCATCACAGCGTCCGGGCGGTTGGACTGTGAGGTCCTTCAGCAGTTCGCCGAGCCTGCCGCACCCGCCCGGAAACGGTACAGCTTCTATGTTGACTTCACCGAAGACGACATCCGTTGGTTCAAACAGGGCGCCGCAGAACGCGGCTTCCGTTATGGTTCGATCAAATAATTTTGGAGGTACTACTTATGGCATTTACTCGCAATGGGGCCGCAGCGCCCACCACTTCCGCACCCACTTCTACCGCAAACCGCATGGCCTCGCTTCAGCGCACTGGCCAGACCGGTGCCGCCCTGCAGGCCGCCACGCCGTCCAAGCCGGTGGAGATCACCGCTGCCGATGGCCAGCACATGGCGGTCACGTTTGACGACGTCCGGAATTTTATCTGTGCCAAGGCCACGGACGCCGAGTGCAAGATCTTTCTCGAAACCTGCAAGCAGTACCGGCTGAATCCCTTCACCAAGGAAGCCTACCTCATCCACTACGACAACAACAGCGAGGATACCCCCAGCACCATCGTCCTGGGCAAGAACTGCTATATGCAGATGGCCGAGCGGCATCCCGCCTTTGATGGTTTCGAAGCAGGCATCATCGTCTCCGACAAAGAGTCCGGCGTGTTTGAAAAGCGGGAAGGCTCCATCGTCTATGACGGCGAAGACCTGGTCGGCGGCTGGGCCAAGGTCTACCGCAAGGACCGCACCCGACCCAGCTACGAAGAGGTCCGGCTGACCGAATACGACACCGGCAAATCGCTCTGGAAGGCCAAGAAAGCCACCATGATCCGCAAGGTCGCCCTTGTCCACGCCCTGCGGGAAGCCTTTCCGTCCACCTTCGGTGCCCTCTACGATGAGAGCGAAGTGATGGTCGATGCCGAAAGCACTGCGCGGGAAGTCGAGGACGAGACGGCCTCTTACGAGACCGGCGCGAAGGTTTCTCCCAGCTGGACCCGCATCAAAGCGGCAGCGGAGCAGCCGGATGCACTGACCGTGGAGTCCGAAGAGCCTGACGACGACCCCTTCGGAGGTGATGGGCAGTGATTCTCAAGCACAAGACCGGCGTCCTGCTGCATGGGGCCATCGCCAAAGACCCGGTCTTCAAAGACGTGGGCCAGAAGCGCGTCATGAAGTTTGATGTCAAGGCCCACAGCGTCAAGAACGATGCCGGGAGCCGGGAATGCACCTATGTGCAGGTCAACGTCTGGCACGGGCTGGAACAGTGGGACGGAATGCTTCAGAAAAACGATCCCGTCACCGTGTACGCCCGGAAGCTGGACGAGCGCGACTACAACGGCAGGACCTATTACAGCGTAGATGCTGACGACATCCAGCCGGGCGGAGCGGTGATCTTCCGTTGGATGCAGATGATCGCCGATATGATTCCGCCCGCAGAGCCTCCCGCTCTGGTCCAGACCGATGAACCGACGCCTTTTGATGCTCCCGCCGAGCCGGAAGCCGTACAGACCGCTCTCACCGGCGCCCAGATGTACCCCGGCGAACAGCTTTCCGACTATGCTCCCCACAGCGCCGCCCCGCCTGCTGTGGGAACGCCTGAAGCGGACGCACTCATCGACGACGATGCCGGCGACCTTCCCTTCTGACGTTTTACGCTGTGCTATCTGGCGATACGGGCATTCTGAGTGGAAGGAGGCCAGGCCGTGCCCATCGACCCATCCCGTGGCTTCGTTGCCTTTCCCCGCGGTCTGACTGACTGGGAATGGTACTCAGAGCCAAACACCGCCCGCCTGTTTTTCCACCTGCTGCTCACCGCAAACTGGCAGGAAAAACAGTGGCAGGGCATCACGATCAAGCCCGGACAGCTGGTCACAAGCCGTGCAAGCCTCGCAAAACAGCTCAAAATGTCCGAACAATCTGTCCGGACGGCATTGGAGCATTTGAGAACAACCAACTACATAACCAGCCAAACCGGACCAAAATACACCGTAATCACGATAAATAGTTACTCTGATATCATCTATCCCAACCAAGAAATCAACCAGCAAGTAACCAGCTGCCAACCAGCTCCTAACCACAACTTAACAAGTCTAACAAACCAACAAAGAAACAAGTCGTCGTCTGCGGCTGCGCCGCCTCCGCCGGACAGACCGACGACCTCACCCCTGGCATCAGAGTTTGAACAGGATATCGGCAAGCTGAGTGCCTCCGGGAAGCGGGAGCTGGCGGAATACGCCGATCGGCTGGGCGAGGAGCTGGCGCGGGTGATCCTGCGCAAGTGCATCGATGCCGGGGCACACAGCTGGGCCTACGTGCGGAAGGCAATGATCGAGGCCGAGACCCAGGGCTGCAAGTCTGCCGAAGAGTACAAGCTGACCCGTCCTCTCGGTGCAGGGCGGAACAAACGGGTTGACCGCGCAGAGCCGAGCGGAAATGATTTCTTGAAAGATGCCGCCCGGCGCAGACGATTGACGAAAAAGGAGGGCCCGGATGTACCGAAACCGTGAACACTACCCCGACCCGACAGCCGGCCGGGCACTGGAGAACCTCCGCAGAAAGGAGAACCAATTGAACACTGGAAAGCAATTTGAAGCCGACTGGAAGAAGTCCATGCCACCGGATGCCTGGTGCTACCGCCTCAAGGACAGCGCGGCCGCCTATTACGGCGGCAACGAAAGCTTGAGCTTCTCTGTGGACAACATTTGCGACTTTGATGTCTACCGTTACCCCATGCACCACTATTTTGAACTCAAGACCATCGAAACGCCCAGCATCCCGCTAGAAAAGATCCTTGGTCGATTCGACCGGGAGAAGCAGAAGTATCACAAGCTCAAGCATATCATCGACATGGCCCATGCAGCTGAGTTTCGCGGCCAGACCGCCCATGTCGTCATCAATTACCGGGGCAAGGTCAACCGCACCTTCGCCGTTCCGGCCCGCGCTGTGCTGGAGTACATGCAGACACAGACCCGCAAAAGCATCCCGTGGCAGTGGGCCGCCCTGAACGGCATTGAGGTGGCGCAGCATCTGCTGCGGGTGCACTGGTGGTATGACGTGGACGGGCTGCTGAGTGCGCTGGAAAGAGGTGAATCCCAATGACCTACGAAGAGAAAAAGGCGTGGCTGGGCCGTTATCGGGAAGCCGAGAAAAAATACAATCGCTTGTCTGAGCGGCTGGCCGAAGCTCAGACTGCGACCCGGCGTATCACGCAAAACATCAGCGTGATACCCGGCGGGAGCGGTGACGGCCAGAATCTTGCCAGGGCGGTCGAGCGCGAAGAAGAGGCCGAGCGTAAAGCCTATGCCCAGCGGGCAATATGCGACACTCTGTTTGAAGAAATCGACGAAGCGTTGGAGCAGCTGGAAGATTATCGTGATTACTGCGTCCTGCGGGAATATTACCTGAATCTCCAAACGTGGGAACAGATTGCCGCAAGGATGAACATTTCTCCTCGCTGGCTCCACCACCTGCGCGCACACGCCATCGAACAGCTGAATATTTGAGGTTAGTTCACTATTACATCATTGTCAGTTCACTGTTTTATGCGGTAAACTGATACCATCGGCAGAGCCGAAAAGGCCAACCGATGCAACGCAGCCCCCAGAACGTTTTCCTCCTCCCCGGCATCATCAACCTTGTGTACCTTACGCGATGGATTTCTCCTTTGCGCTCTGCGGGCTGCTTCAATGACCTTTTCCCTGCATGGAAACATGCGGGGATTTTTTATGCCCAAAACGAGAGAGGTGGTGACGTGCCGAATGAAAAAAATCTCATTCCGTTCAACGAACGAACGGAGAGCGAACAGAGAGAGATCGCCCAGAAGGGCGGCATCGCCTCCGGTGCAGCGCGCCGCCGAAAGCGCTCGATGCGGGAAGCGGCGGACTACTATCTCAGCCTGCCGGAGACCGACCGCCGCCGGGTGAACGCCATGCTGCGGGATCAGATCGACCCGGAGGACGTGGACAACCAGATGTCCGTCATCGTGGGCATCGCGGAACAGGCCAAGCGGGGCAACCCACAGGCGGCTTCGGTGCTGCTGAAGATGCTGGGCGAGGATGCCCCGCCCGACGACCCCGCCGCCGATGCTCTGGAAGCGGCCCGCAAGCTGCTGGGAGGTGTAGACAGTGCCATTGACTGAGTTTCAGTTGGAGTATCTCCGCAACTGTTCCCACCGCTGGAACGTCAAGACCGGGGCCACCCGCTCCGGCAAGACCTACCTCGACTGTGCCGTGACCATCCCGCAGCGCATCCTCGCCGCCAAAGGCGAAGGGTTGCTCGTGCTCATGGGCAACACGCTGGGCACTCTGGAGCGCAATGTGCTTTCCCTGATGCGGGAGCTCTGGGGGCCGGACCTCGTGGGCGTCATCCGCACCTCGGCGGCTGGCAATGTGGTCCAGCTGTTTGGCCAGAAGGTGTATGTCCTCGGTGCCGACAACAAAAAGCACATCGCCCGCATCCAGGGTGCCGCTTTTGAGTACGTCTACGGCGACGAGATCACGACCTGGGACGAGGGCGTCTTCCAAATGCTCAAAAGCCGCCTGTCCTGCCCGCATTCCCACTTTGATGGCACCTGTAACCCGGAAAGCCCGACGCACTGGTTCAAAAAGTTCCTGGACTCGGATGCGGATGTCTACTGCCAGGCCTACACCATCGACGACAACCCGACACTGCCGCCGAAGTTCGTGGCCGACCTGAAGCGGGAGTATATGGGCACCGTCTATTACAACCGCTTCATTCTCGGCCAGTGGATGGCAGCCAACGGCGTGGTTTACCGCCTGCTGGCCGACAGCCTCGCCGCCGGGGATGGGCGGTTCTTCTGGCCCGCCGAGAAGCAGCTCGCCCCCTGGCGCATCCGCGTCGGGGTGGACTTCGGCGGCAACGGCTCCAAACATGCCTTTGTGGCAACGGCCATCCTGCCGTGGTATTCCGGCGTGGTGGGGCTGGCCTCCCAGCGCATCAACCCGGTTGCGCAGGATGCCGACTATCTGGCCGACCGGCTCATCGAATTTTGCATCGCCGTCTTTTCCCGCTACGGCGAGATCCAGTACATCTTCTGTGATTCCGCCGAGCAGACGCTCATCAACCACATCCGCAACCGGCTGCGCCGCTGCAAACTGAGCTGGCTGGCCGACCGAGTGGAGAACAGCGCCAAGATCCGCATCAACGACCGCATCCGCCTGACCTGCATCCTGATGGGCGGCGGGCGGTTCTGGCTGATGCCCGAAGCGGCCAGCCTCCGGGACGCCCTTGCGACGGCCCTGTACAGCGGCAAGCACCCCGGCATTGACGAGCGGCTGGATGACGGCAGCACCGACATCGACACGCTGGACGCCTACGAATACACCATCGAACGCGATTTCAAGAGGTTGACCAACACATGAACATTTCCGCCTTTCTGGGCTACCTGAACAAGACCCGCGACTATCATCTGGATGCAGACTATTCCGGATACATCGAGACCTGGCGTCAGTGGTGGAAGGGCAGCGTCCCCGGCGTCCATACCCGGTCTGCCGAATACGCCGACGGAACAAAGAAACGGAAGATCGCCTCCCTGCGGATGCCGAAGCGGGTCTGCGAGGACTGGGCCAACCTCCTTCTGAACGACCGCACCACCTTCCAGATCGCGGACGAGAAGACCGCCGCCTATCTGCTGGGCTCGGATGAGCAGCAGGTGGGCGGGCTGCTTCGGGAGCTGCACTTCTGGGACAACGCCAACAAGCTGGTGGAACAGGCCTACTGGTCCGGCACCGGAGCCTTCGTGCTCAGCGTCACCGGCGTCAAGGGTGAGGGTGGCGCACTGATCGCACAACCGGATGCCCGCATCGAGCTGGACTATGACCCGGCGTCCTGCATCCTGCCCCTGAAGGTGGAGCGCGGCATCGTGACCGAAGCGGCCTTCGTCTCGGAGTGTATGCGGGGCGGAAAGCCCGCTGTCTACTTGCAGACCCACACCGGCGACACGACGAGCCGCACCATCCGGAACGAGTGGTTCGCTGTCACGGATACTGTCAGCGGCATCCCGGAGTTCTCCCCGCTGCCCGCACCGAAGGGCACCGTGGAGAGCATCACCGTGCAGGGGTCCCCGCCGTGGTTCGCGCTGTTTTCGCCCGCTGCGGTCAAGAACATTGACGGCGGCACCGGCCTGGGCATGAGCGTCTTCGCGGAAGCTCTGGACGAGGCGCAGGGCATCGACCTTGCCTTCGACAACTACCGCGAAGACCTCCGGCTTGGCCACAAGAAGATCTTCTACTCCACAGACCTCTGCCGGAAGGTCGTAGACAAAGACGGCGTCGAACACCACATCCCGCCGGACGATGATGTGGTGAGCCAGTTCGTCATGCTGCCGGAGAAAGAGGGCAGTCTGGACCAGCAGAATGAGTATCACGAGTACAACCCCGACCTTCGGGTGGAAGCCAACCACCGGGCCGTGCAGGACATGCTCGACCTGTTCAGCTTCAAGTGCGGGCTGGGCTTTCACCGGTATAAGTTCGAGACCGGCAACATCACCACGGCCACCGAGTACACCGGCAGCCGACAGGACCTTGTGCAGAACGCCAACAAGAACCAGATCTCCATCGAAACGGCTCTGATCGGCATCGTCCGCGGCATCCTCTGGGCGGCAAAGAAACTGCTGGGCGCAGAGGTGGACCCGGAAACCGCCATTTCCGTGAACTGGGATGATTCCTACATCACCGACGCCGAGACCCGGATGGGCCAGATGCGGGACGACGCCCTCAGCGGCCTGCTGCCGCGCTACAAGTACCTCGCGGCCCGGTACGGCGTCAGCGAAGAGGAAGCCCGGAAACTGGCCGAAGAGGCCCGCACCGAGAACCAGCAGCCGGAACTTAGCTTCGGCGGAGGTGCCTGATGCTGGCCCCGGACTACCTCGACCACGCACCGGACCGGCTGGTCCTCCTTTGGCAGCAGGTGGAAGATGACATTCTGCGGGATGTGGCCCGCCGCATCTCCAAGATGGAAACGCTGACCCCGACAGCCAACTGGCAACTGTGGCGCTACCAGCAGACCGAGGCTGTCCGGCAGGATGTCATCAAGAAGCTGACCCGCTACACCGGCAAGAGCGAATCCGCCATCCGGCAGCTCATGCAGGAAGCGGCCACGCGGGCGCTGGAAGCCGAAGACCGGATCTATTGTCACTACGACCTGGAGCCAACGCCCTTTGCCGAGAATGAGACCCTGCAAGCCCTGCTGAATGCGGGCTACCAGCAGACGGCAGGCACATTCCACAATCTGACCGGCACCACGGCCAACACCGTCTCCGGTCAGTTCGAAGCCGCCCTCGACCGGGCACACCTCAAGGTGAGCAGCGGTGCATTTGATTACAAATCGGCCATCAAGAGCGCGGTGGACAGCCTGGCCGACACCATGAAGTATGTTACCTACCCCACCGGCCACCAAGACACGCTGGAAGTCGCCGCCCGCCGGGCCGTGCTCACCGGCGTGAACCAGACCGCCGGGAAGCTGCAGGAAGCTCGCATGGACGAAATGCACGTGGGTTTTGTGGAAACTTCGGCACATGGCGGCGCTCGGCCTTCTCACGCCGAATGGCAGGGGCGACAGTTCCACCGGGGCGGGGCTGTGGACTATCTGGGCAAGCATTACCCTGATTTTTACGAGGCAACTGCTTATGGAACAGGCGGCGGTATTTACGGTTGGAACTGTGCTCATACACACTGGTCTATCTTCCCGGAGCTCGGCGCTCCGCCTGCATGGACGCAGGAAAGCCTCGACGCCCTGAATGCCCGCGACATCGAGTATGACGGGAAGAAGTACACCCAGTACGAGATCAACCAGATGCAGCGGGCCAGAGAGCGCGCCGTACGCAAATACAAGCGCCGGTATCTGGCTGAGGACGCCGCCGGGGCTGATACGACCCAAAGCGCCGTGAAACTCCGCGCCGCGCGGGCCGAGCTGGCCGATTTCACCGCCAGAACCGGCGGCCGGGTGGACAGCGCCCGCACAAGCGTGGCAGGCTTTGGCAGGAGCGCCAGTAGTAAGGCAACATGGGCGGCGAAATACTCAACCCAAAATATCAGCATCGGGCGATCCATCGGCGCAAAAGCCAAAAACTACGTTGTCGTTGACAAATCGACCGGAGAAGAATATTATTTTGTTGAGGGAACTAGAACACAGAACTCACAGGTCTTTGCAGGGAAAGGCGGCGTGAAACCGCTTCACGAAGAGGTTGCGCAGGGCTTGGCCGCTGAGTTTGGCGGCAAGCCAGAGGATTGGCAGCACTGCAAGGGCAAAGGCTGGCTCGATGTGGATGGAGAATCGGTAAAGGCCGAAGTCCACTGGTTCCAGAACGGAAGCGAAAAAGTCAAATTCAAGGTAAAGAGGTGGCTGTATGACGAAGATTGACACTGTCCGCTATATCGGGGAGACATCTCCGTTGGAGCTGACCCACGGCAAGGTCTACAAAGTTCTTTCCATCGAGCGCGGCTGGTATCGCATTATTGACGATACCGGAGAGGATTATCTGTATCCCGCCGGAAATTTTGAAATCATCAACTGAACCACGATGCACACGCACCGTGGTTTTTGTTTACCCATTTTTAGCACGATGCAGTTTGCACCGTGCTTTTTTATGCCGTCTTAGCTCATTCTGGAAGAGCACCGGTCTCCAAAACCGGAAGCGGGAGGTTCGATACCTCCAGACGGTGCCATCGCAGCGGGCAGTGCGTACCCTGCCCACAACCGGACGCAGACGGAGAACTGCGTCACCAAACCGAGGTTTTACCCACAGAAAGGAGTTTTTTACCATGAAACGCGAAGATGTGAAGAGCCATATTCCCGGCATCACTGAGGAGCAGCTGAACTGGATCATGACCGAGAACGGCAGCGACATCAATCGGGAAAAGGCCACGGGCGAGCAGTACAAGACCCAGCTGGCCAATGCGAACGCCCAGCTCAAGACCGCACAGGACGGCCTCGCCGCATTCGACGGCAAGAAGAAGCCCGAAGAGTATGAAGCCGACATTGCCAAGCTCAAGGCCGACATGCAGAGCCAGGCGGAAGGCTTCGCCTTTGACAATGCCCTCAACACGGCCATCCTGGGCAAGAAGGGCCGCAGCGTCAAGGCAGTGCGTGCCCTGCTGGATCTGGACGCCCTCAAGGGCTCCAAAGACCGCTCCACCGACATCGACAAGGCGCTGGAAGAGGCCGCAAAGGCCAACCCCTGGGCCTTCGGCGACACGGAACAGCAGCAGAAGGGCGCTGGCACCTACTCCACCGGTGCCGAGCACGGCACCCCGCCCACCGGGGACACCGACCCCGTCCTCTCCGCGTTCCAGGCGATGAACCCCGGCATCAAGATTGACTGATAGAAAGGAAACATTATGGCACACGAAGCACAGGTTCGTTATTCCCAGCTCGTAGACCTGAAGCTGCGGGCAACGCTGGTCAAGAAGGTCGGCGTCATCTGCAACAACCGCTACGAAGGCAGCCCCAAGGCAGGTTCCGTCAAGGTCCCCGTCCGCGACACCGAGGTCGTCGTGAACGACTACAACAAGTCCACCGGCGCGAAGCGCACCGCAGGCGACACCTCCTACATCACCGTCAACATCGACCACGACAAGGCCGTCAACGAGATCATCGACGGGTTCGACGCCGAGAGCGTTCCCGGCAACCTGGTCGCCGACCGTCTGGACAGCGCCGGTTATTCGCTGGCTCTTCAGATGGACACCGACGGCTCCACGGAGCTGACCACTGCGGGCACCGCCTTCGGCACCACCACCGCCCTGACCGAGAAGACCATCTATCCCAACATCGTGGACGCCCGCACCCAGCTGTCCACCATCGGCGTCCCCACCTCCGGCCGCTGGCTGCTGGTCTCTCCGGACACCTACGGTCTGCTGCTGAAGAGCCCGGAGTTTATCAAGGCCTCTGACCTGGGCGACGCCGTGGTCCAGACCGGCGCAGTGGGCCGCATCGCAGGCTTCACCGTCTTCGAGGATTCCACCCTCGGCGAGAACGTGGAGTATGTGGCAGGCCACCCCAACTGGTTCGCTGTCATTGAAGAGTGGGCCGTGCCCGTCCATGTGCAGGACCTGTCCGGTTCCGGCGACTTCATCGGCGCATCTGCCGTGCAGGGCCGCAAGGTCTACGCCCACAAGGTCACCAAACCCAAGACCATCCTCGTGAAGAAGAAGGCAGGCTAACCCTCCCCTGCCAGGGGGGCCAAGAATCAAGGAGTTTTATATGCTCTACTGTACCTACGATGATTACCAGGCTGCAGGCGGCACCCTGGAACAGGACGCCTTTGCCACGCTGTGCGTCCGGGCCTCGAAGCTCATTGACCGGATGACCTTTGGCCGGGCCGAGGCCCACGCCATGGTCTGCGAGCGCTGCGCGGGAGACCTCCGGCTGGCGGCGGTTCAGATCGTCACCTTGCTGGGCCAGACGGAGGCCGTCAAGACCTCCACCGGATATGCGCCGGGCGTATCCAGCGTCAACAACGATGGGTATACCGTCACCTTTGCCGACGGAGCCCTGGCCGAGCGGACCGCGGCCGAGGCCCGCAACATCATCGCCGAGTGCCTGGGCAGCGACCCGCACGGCCTGCTGTATCGGGGGTGTTTCTGATGCAGTGCAGCGTCACCGTCGTCAACCTCGTGCACGACGTCAAGACCGAGACGGACACGCCGGTCTGCCATGTGCTGCCCGGCTGCAGCTGGCGGGAGAAGCAGGGCACCTCCGGCGGCGACCCCCAGCGGGCGGTGCATATCCGCCTGCCGCCTGCTGCGGGGTATCTGCCCTATGCCCAGTGGGCCAGGCTCCCGCCGGGCGAAAAGGCCGCGCACTGGACCCTCAAGCGGGGGGATAAGCTCATCAAGGGCACAGTGCCCCGCCTGACTGAGGCCGAGTATGCGGCCCTCGAAAAATCGCACATCTGCTGCACGGTGGCGGCGGTCTCCGACAACCGGGAACCGTTGCTGCCGCATTTTCATGTAGAAGGGAGCTGAGCACATGAACGGCCCGATCGTTGATCTGAAGCTCCGCTTTCGTCCCGGCTTTCAGGCCGATATGGACGCAGGGTTCCAGAGGGCACAGTATACGTTCTCCCAGCAAGTGGCCAAAGCTGTGGACCCTTATGTGCCCTTCGATACCGGCACCCTGAAGAACAGCGTCAATCAGGCATCTGACCTCAAGGGCGGCAAGCTGGTCTATAATACCCCGTATGGCCGCAAGCAGTATTATCTTCATGCGCAAGGCACAGACCTTCACGGGGATACCGGTCTGCGCGGCTCCTACTGGGGCCAGCGGGCCATTGCCGCCCACAAGGATGAACTGATCCAGTTCGCCCGGAATGCCGTCAAAAAAGAGCTGGGAGGTGGCACGTAATGGCCAAGGCATCCATCACGGCTATGCGGGAATGGCTCAAGACCTGCCCGCTCATTGCCGAAGAGCAGACCGAGAACGGCGCGGCCTTCCGCATCGCCGGGCTGTCCCCGGAGCCGGTGGCGGAGTTTTCCATCGAGGACAGCCCCACCGACCCCGTTCTGACCAGCTACTTCTCCGGGCGGAACATGGCGAAGAGCTATGTGTTCCTGAGCCGCCGGGAGTACAGCGAGGCCCAGAGCGTCCAGATTGCCAACAGCGGCTTCTTTGAGCAGCTGACCGACTGGGTGCTGGCCCAGAACGACCGGCATAATTTCCCCCGCCTGGAAGCCCCCAGGCAGCCCCTCAGCGTGTCCGTGACCGCGTCGGGCTACATCGTTACCAGCAGCGCCGGAAGCTGCAAGATGCAGATGCAGCTCCGGCTCGTCTATTATCAACCGAAAGGAGTTTCTGTATGACCGTTACCGAAGCTGTTACCAATTCCGGCCTGACCCCCAGCGCCACCTATGCCGGCATCGAGGAGACCGATGATTTCGTCTTCGCCGTGCAGACCGAGAGCACCCAGACCAAAAAGAGTGACTGGATCGTCTGCGCCGACCATGTGCGGGAGCACTCCGGTGCCCTGAACGCATCCACCAGCGACAACACCTACATCCGCACCGGCCCTGTGACCACCAAGAGCCACGCGCAGCGCACCCTCACCATCAACGGCGACCGCTGCCCCGGCGACCAGTTCCAGGATTTCCTGCTGTCCCATAAGATGCTGTACGGCACCGGCCAGAGCGTCATCGTGCCGTACCTCTACTTCTCCCTGCGCACCGGCAAGGGCGAAGTCGGCAAGGCCGCCATCATCGTCACGTCCGATGTCGGCGGCTCTGCGGGTGCGATCGCCACCTTTGCCGCCGACGTGAAGGGCATCGGCACCCCGGCGGAGTTCGACTACACCACCAACGCCGAAGCCTGAGTGACCCGATACAGCCTTCGCCCGAACCTGGCGGGGGCTTTTTTGATAGGAGAGTTCCATGAAGATCTTTGAACAGGAATTTGATTTTTCCCCGCTGAATGCCAATGACATCGAGCGGATGGATCAGGCAAAGGCTCAGCTGGACCGCGAGACCGAGGCAGAACGCCAGCGGCTCCAGCGGGAACGTGTCAGCTATGCCGATGGGCTGCGCGGCCAGTGCCGTTTGCTGATGCACTTTCTGGATGGTGTGCTGGGCGACGGTGCCTCTGCCCGCCTGGGCCTGGATGGCAACGACCTCGGCAAGGCGCTGGAAGTCGTCGTCGAGATGACCCGCGTCGTCAACGAGGGCCGCAAAAAGTTTGCCCTGCCCGCCGCTCCCATTCCGCAGAACCGTGCCCAGCGCCGCCAGCAGAAGAAGCATAAGCCCCGCAGCCGCTCCGAGGGATTCGCCCCCGCTGTGCAGATGGTGGAGCGCGTGGACGACAAAGCCGCCCGCCGGGCCGAACTGCTGCGCGAGCTGAACGCGCTGGAACATGCGTGATATTTTGTTGGAACCCCTGCCGACCGAATGGGAGGGCCGCGCCATCGACCCGGATTTCCGGCACATGGTCTGGCTGAGCAACCAATATCTGCGCGGCAGAGCAACGGCCGACCCGCAGGGCATGGCGCAGGAAGCCGTCCGGCGGTTCTACCGGGACCCGGTGCCGCCGCTCGAAGTTCCCGCCTCCTTTCAGGCGATGCTGAGGTTCTTCACAAGCGGCACTGAGACCGCCAGCAGCGGCAAGGGCAGCGGCGGCACGGCCACGGTCAGCTTCGACTATGCCTTCGACGCGGACTACATCGTGGCCGCGTTCCAGCAGGCCTACGGCATCGACCTGACCGTCACGCAGATGCACTGGTGGCGGTTCCGGGCCTTGTTCCGGGCCCTTCCGGAGGACACCCTTATGGCCAAGATCATGTCCTGGCGCAGCATGGATACCTCCGACATGGACGGCAAGACCCGCCAGCGGTACGAGGACCTGAAGGAGGCCTTTGCGCTGCCGAAAGAGCTGAAGGGAGGAAAGCGCATTGTTTCCGTTGCCGACCACAACGCCGCCTTCTATGCACGATTCCGGCACGACTGACCAGCGTGTTCCGGTGCGCTGCCCCTTCTGCGGCAAGGCGCTGCCGGTCTGGGCCGTGCAGGACGCCGCAGCCCACGGCGTGTGGGTCAAATGCAAGAACCCGGCCTGCCGCCGGGAAATCGAGATCATGTTATAACAGCCTGTGCCCTTGTGCCCGCGCTCTGAATGAGAGGTGGACATCGTGGCAGATTTCAGCATCACCGGCGAAGTAAAGCTCAACAGCGATCCGGCGGAACAAAGCATCAACAAGTGGACGGTCGCCGCCGGAAATCTGATCGCAGACTTCGCCAAAAAAGCGGCTGAGGCCCTGCAAAGCGTCGTCAAGAGCGGCATTGAGTACAATGCCGGGATGGAAAGCTACCTGACAAACTTCAAGGTCATGCTGGGCGATGAGCAGCTGGCAGCTGAGAAGCTGGAAGAGATCCGGAGGATGGCGGCTTCCACGCCGTTTACCCTGTCCGACCTGACCGACGGCACCCAGACCCTTTTACAATTCGGCATCGCAGCGGATGATACCACCACTGTACTCAAGCAGTTGGGCGATATTTCTCTGGGCAATGCAGACAAGCTCCAGACCCTCGTTCGGGCCTATGGCAAGATGTCCTCGGCCCAGAAGGTCACGCTGGAAAACGTCAACATGATGATCGACGCGGGCTTCAACCCGCTGAATCAGATCTGCGATGCGACCGGCGAAAGCATGTCAGACCTGTACAAGCGCATCTCGGACGGCAAGGTCGGCTTCAACGAGCTGGCCGCAGCCGTTGAGACCGCCACCAGCGAAGGCGGACAGTTCTACAACGGCATGTTGGAGGCCAGCCAGACCGTGAATGGTCGTCTCTCCACATTACAGGACAACATCAGCGCCCTCATCGGCAAGCTGACCGACGGCCTCTTCAAGGCTTACGGTGACATCATCGGCAAGGCAAATGAGCTGGTCGTGGCGTTCCTCGATGACGATGAAAAGATGCGCCAGCTGAAAGAGACCATCGGCGTTGTGACGGCTGTTGTCACCGCTGCCGGTGCAGCGTTCTTGAGCTATAAAGGCTACATCGCCGCTGCCTCTGCGGTGACCGTCGTTCAGACAGCTGCCACGACTGCAATGACCGCCGCCCACGCTGCTGCAAAAAGCGGAGCCACTGGTCTTGCCGCAGCACAGGCCGGACTCAATGCGGTTCTGAAGGCAAACCCAATCGGGCTGGTTGTTTCTCTGGTGGCCGCACTGGCCGCAGGGCTTGTCACGGCCTATCATACGAGCGATACATTCCGCACTGCGGTCAATTCTGCATTTGCGTCCGTCCAGAAAATCGCCCAAAGCGCCATCGGCACCTTGGTGGACTGGATCAATGAACTGGTTGCCAAGATCAAGGGGGCCGCAGCGGCCCTTGCGAATCTAAAAAACGGCTTCAGCGCAGCTAAAGACGCTTACAACGAAGCCTATAATGGCGCGATGGACGACTACAACCAGTCCAAGCTCGAAAAGGCCGCAGCCAGGCGCAAACAGCTTCATGACGAGCGTGTAAGGCAGTCACAGGAAGAAGCTGCGGCGGCGAAAACCTCTGCCGCAGAGATTTCGAGCGCTGCTGAGTCGGCAGCAGCAGTGACCCAAAAGGCGGCGGAGAAGTCCAGTTCTGCGGCCAGCAAAGCCGCCTCTGAGGTGGTGAACTCCATCACTTCGACCAGCACCCAGGTGGAAAACGGCGTCACCCGCACCACTGAAACAGTCAACGAGACGCTGAAAAACGGCACCCAGCAGCAAAAACAGACGGTCACAGAGACCAGCCGCCAAATGGTGAACGGCGTCCTCTCCGATGTGAAGACCATCACGACCACGGCGGCAGATGGCAGCCAGAAGGTCACCCAGAGCATCGAGGCGGTCCGCGACGTGGTGGAAACAACGAAGGACACCCAGACCCAGCTCATCGACGGGGTGAAGGTCACGGTGAAAAAGACCACCGAGCTGCTGGCCGACGGCAGCGAGCGGATCAGCACCGTCACCACCCGGACGGGCAAGGAGATCATCGACGGAGTGGAGCGCACGGTCAAAACCGTGACCACCATTGCTGCGGACGGCACCAAGACCGTCAGCAAGACCATCGAGGACGCCGGGCCGCAGTTCTCCAGCGCAGCCGAGCTGCTGACCTACCAGTTTACGGAAAAGCTCAATTCCAGCTGGGAGCAGATCAACAAGTCCATTCAGAGCGATGTCATAGGCAGCATTCAGACGCTGTTCAAGGCGATCCAGGACGGCGATCTGGAAAGCATCGCCACATGGTCGGCGGCCTATTTCTGGAATGCCTGCACACAGGAGCAGCGCACCCAGATCCAGACCTTTGCCATGGACGCCCTGAGCAAGCTGTCCAGCTCGCTGTCTGGCGTGTTCCAGAACGTTGCGGGGCTGGCGTCCAGTTTTGTGAGCCAGTTCGTGCCCGCCGTTGCGGCAGCCACCACCGGGCAGACCGCCCTCAACGTGGCCATGGACGCCAACCCCATCATGCTGGTCATCTCCCTGATCGGCATGTTGGTTGGCGCGCTGGTCTCCTTTGCAAGCACCAACAAGGATGTCGCCTCCGGCTTCCAGCGCGTCTGGCAGGGCGTGGAGGATGTTATTTCGGTCGTCTTCGAAGGGATGCTCCGGTTCATCGGCCTCAGCGTGCAGGGCTTCGTGAGTGCCGTCAATGGCATCATCGACATTTACAACAAGGTAGCAAAGGTCCTGAAGCTCAGCACCATCAGCCGGGTCTCAAACCCGCTGTGGGACCAGGCCGACAAGATCGCCGCCAAACGCAAGGAGAACCAGGCAAAGCGCAAAGCCTCTTCGGAGGCCAAGGCCGCGCAGGCGGCTCTGGATACCCAGTACGCCCAGGATTCCGGCGCAGCGGAGAAAAAGCAGCTGGAGGCCGAGTACGCCAAGAAAGCCGCAGAGCTGGCCAAAGCCAAGCTGTCCAGCGACAGTCCCGGAATGCTGGACGCCGAAAAGAACGTCGCGGCCGCGGACTACACCAAGTCGCTCGCCGACCTGGAAAAGAAGCTGCTGGATGCCCAGTACAAGAAGGCCACCGCTGAGCTCAGCAAACGGACCGAGACGGACGCTGTCGCACTGGCCGAACTGGAAAAGCAGATTGCTGAGGCGGACAACACCATCCGGTCCGGCGATTTGGAGAAGGAGTTGCTGCGGGTCAACTACGAGAAGACCCTGAAGGAGCTGGAGGCCAAGTACCAGCCCAAGAATGACAACACCAGCTCCGGAGGCTCCGGCAGTAGCTCCACAGGCTCCAACAAGCCCGATCCCGCACCGGAATCTCCCGCGCCTACACTGCCCGACAACACCGGGGCCATTGAGGACAACACCGCCGCCATCCTCGCGGCCAACGAAAAGCTGGCCGAGATGGTCCGGCAGGCCAACAGCCTGGTCCTCAGCGACAACATAGCTGTCTCCCGCAGCGTGACCGCCTCCGGCACCGCACAGATCGCCGCAGCGGCCAACAACTACCACCGGGACGGTGACACCAATATCGTCCAGAACATCTACAGCAAGGCCCAGACCGCCGCCGACCTCGCCCGCGAGACCC